GAGAAAAAAGGACAATGGGGTATTTTATCTGGCCATGAACGAAGGGGAAAGATAGAAACAGAATTCGGTGGAACTATTTATAATTGTCCTAATAGTTATCCGTGGTCTGAAATTTGTGCTTTGAAACAATATTGGAGAGTTGAAAAGAACTAATATGAAAATACATTTTTTAAACTATAAAAAATTCAAGAGATCATTCCCGAGGGGAATTTGGTATAGGCATGGAAAGATGTTTCCGTTCGAATATAAATTTATTCAAATTGGAATTTTTGGGCTATTAATTGGAATAACATTGGAGGGTTAAGAAAAACTAAAAACATGGCAATAATACAAGCAATAACAAGATTAAAAGTTGAATTTAATGCTCTTAAATTTGCGATTAACTCTACAAAAGAAATTTATGTTATTGAAAGAGCGATGAGAAAGGTACTCGATAATATAATAAGAAGTAAACAATAATTTACATATAAAAAACTAAGTTATAAAGGAAAAAAACAATTTACAACACAGGAAAACAAAATTGTTAATTAACTTTTATAACTTTGCCACGAGGATTTGACAATAAAGATATAGCGAGTGCGGCTGGACGAAAGTCTAAACGAAGCGTTGATAGTACTGCTGAACAAATACGAAAGCAGCTTACCTCTAAAACTATCAATTACAATTTAATCGAAAAGTATTTTAACGAGCTTAACGCATTGAAAGGTAAAAGCTATGTTGATAGTATGAATCAACTATTTAAACATATTTTGCCCCAATTAAAAGCTATTGAGTTTACCCCAGGTGAAGGATTGTCGGTGAATATTACCCCTATGCAATTTGTTAAATCTAAAGATGCTGAAGATAAATGAAAAATTGAAACCTTTATTTGAAGGGAAAACAAGATATTATATTTTAACCGGAGGACGAGGATCATCTAAATCGTTTACGGTTAGTACGTTCTTAAATTTATTGACTTTTGAGCAACACCATAGAATATTATTCACTCGATGGACAATGATTTCAGCTCATATTTCTATCATACCTGAATTTTTGGAAAAGATAGAAATACTTAATGCTACGAATCATTTTAAAATCACAACGACTGATATAATAAACACAAGAACAGGAAGTGATATAATATTCAGAGGTTTGAAAACAAGCCAAGGCAACCAGACTGCAAATCTTAAATCGCTCGTTGGAATTACAACATGGGTGATTGATGAAGCAGAGGAAATGCCAGACGAAGACACGTTTGATAAGATAGACCTCTCTGTACGAAAAAAAGGTGTGCAAAATAGAGTTATTATTATATTAAATCCATGTCATAAGACACATTGGATTTATAAACGGTTCTTTGAAAAGCCTGGAATAAAAGATCAATTCAATGGTGTTGTCGGAAATATCACATACATACACACTACATATCTTGATAACTATGAGAACCTGGATAAATCATTTCTTGGTGTAGTTGAGGATATACGTCGTGAAAATCCTAATAAATATAAACACCAAATTATGGGTGGGTGGTTAAGCGATGTAGATGGTGCGTTGTGGCGACAGAAACTAATAGATAAATGGCGTGTGTATGAGTTACCAGAAATGCAACGTATAGTAGTAGCCATTGACCCTGCTGTTACAAGTGATAAAAAGTCAGACGAAACAGGTATAATAGTAGCAGGGCTAGGTGTTGATAACCGTGCTTATGTTATTGAAGATGCGAGCGACAGAATGTCACCCAATGAGTGGGCTAAACGAGCTATAATTGCTTATCGTAAACACAAAGCAGATAGAATAATAGGTGAGGTGAATAATGGTGGTGATTTAATCGAAACAGTGATACGAAACCTAGACACGGCAATACCTTATAAGTCTGTTCATGCATCACGTGGCAAAGCAAAAAGAGCTGAGCCGGTTGTAGCACTTTACGAGAAAGGAGTAGTAAGTCATTTAGGATATTTGGGAGAAGTCGAAGCACAAATGGTAACATGGACAAAAGAAGATACATGGTCACCAGATAGAGTTGATGCGTTGGTCTGGGCTTTAACAGAATTAATGATTGGAAAATCTAATACCGATTATTGGGGATGAAATTATTTACGAGCAATAAAAAGATAGACTCACTGGCGAGAGAAAAAGCCAGACAGTTTATAAGTCAGGATTTAATGCGTTCGCTGTACGAATATCAAGCATACAGTGGTATGGATTTAAGTTTTGATATTGATGCTAAAGATAGTATATCGGATGGCTACGAGGTAAACGCTGACATATTTGGTATAGGCAACAAAATAGCAGCAATGCTATCTAACGTAGATATTAAATGTTTCAACATTGGAACGGAAAATGAAACAGATAATCCACTTTACGAGTTCTTTGAAAATACAGATAGCGATTACACTTTTAACGAATATTTACGACAGTGGGAACTTTCTAATCTGATTAACGGCGAAAGTGCTGATTACATAGAGACTATACAAGGGGGTAATAACGCAGGTAAAATCGAGTCAATGAACCTCATCCCAACCCAGAATATGCGTATTACTTCTGGCGGATGGAAAGAGCCCGTTAAAGAATATTATCTGGATTTTAACCCGAAGGTTAATCTTAAAAAGCAGTTTGTAAGACATTGTCGCCCGTTTCCTAATCTTGATTATACAGAGGGGCGTAATTTTCGTGGATTGAGCCCAGTGAAAGTAGCATCATCAATCATACAGATGCAGATCAACGGATATAAACGACAATCAACACTACTAAAGAAAGGTATGCCTCCTGGTATACTTTACAAAAAACTAGAAGGTGGATATGACCCAGTACAAACTGAACGACAGCGACGGGATATGGAAAAACACTGGCGGCGTAAGTACGGAGAGAATACATCTAATGACAACTTACCACTGTTTACCACAGGCGATATAGGATGGCTGCAAGTAGGAATGTCAGCGATGAAAGACTTACAGATAATCGAAGGTTACGAGCATGGTACTGTTATTATCTGTCGATTGTGGGGAGTGCCACCCGAAGCGTTTGGATATGTAAAAAACTCAACTTACAACAACAAACTAGAAGCTAAGAAAGATGTTTGGGAAGGGCGTATCATTCCAGATATGGATTTACGACTTGATATATTTAATAAAATACTATCGAATGATTATTATAAGAAAGAACTTCGCGCTGATTACTCAGATATACCAGCAATGCAGGAAGATTTGAAACGCAAGGTTGATATTTTATCAGTGGAAGATGCTCACGGCACTATCACTCGCGATGAGTTTCGAGAAGGTATGGGACGTGATGCATTGACACCAGAACAAGTACAAGAACTACAAAACAATATAGATAGTAATTTGATATTTTAAAAATGACAGCATGGGAATTGATAGAAAGACGACGGCGAAGATTTGTAATGAGCTACAGTTCGAGGTTCAGGGCTGCACTGAGACGGCAAATCTTACCCGTTGTCGAAGCAATCAACCCGACGTTCATTGAACAGTTTGAAATAGATGTTCCTTTTCTTATCAAAGAGGACGAACTAACAGACACTTTCTATTCTTTATACGAAGATGTAGGATCAGCGTTTCGCACGTCGCTTGCAATATCGCTTAAAGAGCGAGGACTTGTTTACAATACCAAGTCTATGGAAGATGATCTCTGGCGGGAAGATATGCGGGCTTATGCAGAGTTGGTTTTATCAGGACACATGAGTATGATGACAGAAACAACTAAACAAGCGATGCTTGGCATTTTGAGACAGTCAATCAGAGATGGGAGAGACGCAGGGCTTGGAATTGAGAAACTAGCGACGCAGGTTCGTAATGATTTAATAAGTAAATACGGAATATTAGAAAAATACAGAGCGCGGCGTATTGCTCAAACAGAAGTATTAAGTGCGAGCAATTATTCTAGTTTTCTTGCCGCTAAAGATAGTGGAGTGCCGATGAAAAAGCGTTGGTTAACAGCACCACCAGGATTAGCAAAGACAGAACGGCATACACTGCTAGAACCCGCTCTCGGCAGACAAAGATTAATGATGAATGAAGCATTTAATATAAACGGTGCTGATATGATGCACCCAGGAGACCCAGCCGGTGGAGCTGAGAATGTAATAAATTGTCGTTGTGCAATAGGATATGAAGTAATGTAAATTAACTAGATATGAAAAAGTTTAAAGTATTAGACCATGAGATAAAAGATATTGACTCGAAGGGAGTTGTGACTTTTTATTGGAATGCTTTCGGTAACGAAGATTCTGACGGTGATATAACACAACCATCGACAGTGGCTAAGACTATAAATGAGGGAATTAAACGAGTAAAACATTTTAAGAACCATAATTATACTTTAGTTCCTGGAGTAATAAAAGAGCTTGGTTCTGATAGTTTCGGTGCGTGGGCACGATCTCAACTTATACTTGATACCATGATAGGTAAAGAGACTTACGCCGAATATAAAGCCGGTGCTATAACAGAACATTCATTTGGTTTCGATGAGACTAAAGCACGTGAGAAAGATAATCCTAAAGTTATCCAAGAAGTAAAACTTTGGGAAGTCTCCAGTCTTACTCATTGGGGAGCTAATGAAAACGCAGTTACAATTGATGTAAAGTCTCGTGAAGAACTTATCACAGAACTTGATAAGCTTACCAGACTAACAAAAGGTGATTTCAGCGATGAATACCTTAAAGAGCTTGAACAAAAAATAGAAATAATTCTAAAACATCTCAAATCACTCACTGAGCCGGATAGCACTGACGAGCCGCCATCCACTCAAGACGAGCCGATAGGAATGTTTGAATATCTGAATAATAATGTAAAATTCAATTAAATGGACGAAAAAGAAAAAAAGGCGGCTCAAGAGTTTAAAGAAAAGATCGAAAAGCAATTCGATACTTTAAACGAAGAGTTAACAAAAGCTAATGAGTTCAAAGAAAAGTACGTCGAAGATTTAGACGGCTTACGCACAGAACTCAAAAAGTGTGCCGACAAAGAGTATGCTGAGAAATCACAAACTCATATTGACACATTAGAAGGTCGTATTAACGACTTAGAATCTAAAGGTGCACCGGAAGTAGAGCCTATCGAAAAACAAATTGATAAGTTCTTCGAGCGTGAAACCTACAAAAAAGCATCTAAGCAAGCGGGTGTTGTTGATACTTTCAACGTAAAAGCTAATACTATTACAACAAGTAATAGTTTTACGGAAACTAATTCACCAATAATACCTTACATGAGAGAGCCTGGGGTTGCTATTGACCCGAGAAATCCTTTTATACTGACGCAATTATTTTCTCGTGGTACGACAAACTCAGACAATGTAGATTGGGTTGAACGCTCAAGTGAAACCGTAGGAACTACTGCAACGGCAGAAGCAGGAACCTTCGGACAAAGTGATGTAAGCTGGACTTCTTACGT